AAGGATCATCGAACTGATCGGTGCTCATGTCATCTTTTACAAGAAGTGTTCCAACTTCATTGCGGTCGATCAAGAAGAGGTCAGACATTGCTGGCGTTCCACCTGATTTTGCTGTGAAGCTAACGAAAGGAGAAACGATAACATTCAGACCCATAGGAGCGGTGTTGTTTAGCGCACCTGCTGCTGAATCTGGACGGTATCCCCAACTCGTGTTAACTGCAGCTGCCGAACCACCGGTGTGGAAGATAGCGTCCTTGAGGAACACTGACCACATAAGTGGGTGCAAGATGAAGTCTGTTGGAACATGATTCTCGGCCATAAGAACAGCTGCCATGTCGATAATATCATCCCATGTAATGGTCTTGTTGGCTACGCCATCAATTCCACGACCGGTTGTATCGGCATATGAACCACTCTCATTGTCAAAAACAATGCTTGCTGCGTCCTTGAATCTGCTCAATGCAATTTGCTCTTTCAAACGAGCCATTGCGCGACCAGCTGCACGGACGTGCAGGCCAACGATATCCCAAAGTGAATCTGAGATGACTTCCTCTGTGAAAGCCAACTTGACACCCTTCTTGGATACTTTACCTTCTACTTGCTTCGCAAAAGCGAGAGCCTGTTCTGGATATTCTTGTCCTTCTGGGATCTCTGCTGCCTGGATTGCGTTAACTGCTGGGAACTCCAAGGAGCGTCCCTTACCTAGGCGTACAGTCGAAAGCAATGGCGTTACCAACAATTGTGGCTCTGCTGCTTCTTTCAACGTACGTGAGATAACCTTAGGAAAGAGGGCTGCTGCATCTGGTGATGCAAAAGCTTCTCTAATAGTTACTCTATTATCTCTATCGAGATAACCGTCCTCAGTTAATGCTGTTTCCCAAGCTGGGAGACCCGAGAGGAGCTCTTGGATTGATTTACTCATCTTAGGATTATTCCTCCTGTTAGTTGTTTCTTTTATTTATTATTACAGTGTAAGATTGACACGGAATGCGCCAAGTACATTTGTTACATCCAGGTTTGAGCGGATGCCCAGTTTGCCCTGATAGGTGCCGGCCTTAGTGACCTCAAATACGGTCTTAAGAGCACCAGGATCCGATGGCAATTGCATGTAGGAAAGCAGACCATCATCAAAGTTGGTTGCAAACTTTTCTACTTCAATAACCTTACCTACCTGGAGGTAAGGATTTGTACCGCACAGTGCCGTGGTTAGCGTTACTGGGCGACCCATGTGGTCAGCTCTAACTAAAGAACCTACTTCCACATTTGAGTTGATTCCATCGATAATTGGATACTCTACATAGCCGTGGGTGATGAAACCTGCGCCCTGTGAAGTGCCCTTATCAAATGGTCTGTAGAGATCGTACTGAGCAACACCGACTGGTGTTGACAATGCGGCTACAGTGACTGCTGTATCTACTGAACCACTGCTATATGCAGGTGTTGCAGCGTTTGTTGGATCCCAGCTTGCAATGGTGTCGCCCCATGTTTGTGTAGAGGCAGTACCGTTAGCTGGTACGAATCTTGCATCACCGTTTGCATCAGCGACAACTGAAAGAATAGTTCCCTTAGGAATTACAATTTCAAAACGATCATCTTCTGAGTCAAGGTACCACGTTGGCAAAGCAACGTGTGGAAGGATGTAGGCTGCTGGTGCAATACCCTCAGAAACTACAAATCTTCCTGATCCGGTTTTAGCATATACTTTACGAAATTTAGCTAATGACATTTTTATTCTCCTTGTTTAATTAAAGTTTACGACGGCCCATAAAGGCATCAACGAAAAGCTGTTCTGCAAGATCGACTTCTGGGATTTCTACTTTTGCTGTCTCTTTTTCAAGAGAGACAACATTAGCTTCTTCCTTCGAGCCTTCTGCTTCACTTGTAATTTCTGGTACTTGATTGCTAGAAATTTTCTTAGCTGGCATTTTTGCAATATCTCTTAAAGAGTCAGCAAGCGATGCTGCTGTTCTTTGTGAGTGATCCTTTATCAGTTCATCTCTATTTTCAATTGCTTCAACGCCGGCTGCAATCTTTGCATCGACTACTCTTTCCGATAATACCCTATGAAGTGCCGACTTAAGGTTTTTGTTTTCTTCTTCAAGAAGAGCTACCTTTGCTAAAAGATCATCATTTTGCTCAACGGCATCGACTGTTGTTTCGTCTTTGAGCTCTTGATCTTCTATTGGTTGAACTTCTTCTTCCTGAGTTACATCAGGATTTTCTGTTGATTCTTCAGCTTTTTCGGACTTAGCTTCTTCTTGCACATCCGACTTATCTGCGTCTTCAACTGAAATCTCTTTAGACTCTTCTGCATCAGCTACAACCTCTGGGGTTGCAACAGTGTCTTCTGAATCAGCTTCTACTACTTCTTGCTCAACAGCAGCTTCTTCCTTGTTTAAGGCGTCAGCGGCTATCGACGACAAATCATCGCTGAGCTCATTAGCTACGGCCAAGATGTCTTCTTCTTCTTTAAGAACGGTCATTTCAGAATTCTCCTCATTGTTCTTTGAGTCCTGCCTAGATGATAGTAATGCACTATCATTAATAATGTAATTATCGCTCTCCTGGACAGACATAGCTGACAAGAAAGCGCCCTTCAACTGAAGGTACACAGGTCTCGATTCTTTCTTTTTCATGCCAGTAAAAAGCGACTTGCTTTCACTAACTGAATACACTTCTTCCTCATCCATACTTAGGATAAAGGCAGAACTTCTAGCTACCCAGTCTGAGTCGTTAACTTTAACATCACCACTAGATGGGGCCTTACTTCTAACGCTAGATCTTTGGTCTGCTGGCTGATTGACAAAAGAGTATTCTTTAAACGACAGCTCTTGCATTTCTATATAGGCGACTTTACCCTTATAGACTTGACCTCTTTTGTACTTAGCCATTTTTGGTCTTCCGCTTGCATCTTCTTTAGCAAGGTCTTCACCGCTAATGCTGCAAATGGCTTTTCCGGCTCTTCCGCCTACTGAGCCAGTTAGGTACCTTTTGTCCATGACTTTCTGAGCAGCTACTGGATCTGTGATAGCTATTTGCAAACGTACGAACTTAGAGCCATCTGCTTCTTGGTCCATCTTTGCAGCCATTACTCTACCGATAGGCTCAGTGTTAAGGTCGTGATTTAAAATAATAGGCTTAGGGTATGGTTCAACCCATGACTGTAAAGCTTTGTCTAATTCTTCTGCTGAGTAATTATTGTAATTACCAGTTAGTCCGTTCGTGGATTGCGGCTACTTCAATTATTAGACCATGGGTCAATGAATTTGATTCTGAAAAATTAAAGTCTTCCTTTTTCATTTCAGGAAGCTCTATGGTGAAACTTTCTTTAAAATCAAATGCCATTGTTATCTCCGTTTATTTTAATATCTTAACTTATAGTAATATATTTTACATGATTAAACACATTTATGCAAATATATTCAACTGTTTATACTGATTGATAGGCTACTTGCTGCCTACTGTCTCCCTTTTCTAGAAATTCCTGCATTTGGCCTTGACCCATAATGTGTGGAGTGTATATGTAAGAAGCGGAAAAAAGATTATAATTTCTTTCTGCGCAGTTTTTACTCCAACCTAGATCTTCACCTTGTGCATGAAATTCGTAATTTACATTTTTGTATACATCCTTTGACATCATCTTAGCTGCCATTATAACATCTGATTGGAAGTAAGACCCTAACGGATAGGAAATATTTCTATGGGCCTTTTCATAGTTACTACCATTAACCCATGACATTACACTAGGAAAGTCAATTCCAAATGGTGTCATAAACATCAACGTATTAACTGCGTCAGCGCCCATAGAAATATGACTTAATAATAATTCTATCGTATTAGGATTAGTAAGTAAAACATCTGAGTCAAGACTAAAATATGCATCGGCGTTTGCGTCTCTTACTTTTTCCAAAATAGAATTACGCATTGAAACCATATTAGTATACTTAGCATAGGACCATTGACGTGTCCCTTCTTTGTGAGAGAAATGAGCTAAGTCATCTCTAACCTCTAAATCAAATATTTTTACTTCCGGATGATGTTTCTTCCACGCAGATAAAACACCTATCGTTTCATCATCATCTGTACCAAGTTCAAAAACAAAACCAATATCAGATAAGTTGACAGACTGGTTTTCAATGAAGTACAACCAAGCTGGCAAAATCCAATCTCGTTTATAAATTGGGCATCCTATAATTATCATCAAACATAATCTTTCATCTTAAAGTTTTTTAATTCCAAACATTTTTACTAATTGTTTTTAGTACTTTGACTTCTTCTTTTTCTTGGCCATTGCTGCTTGGATAAAAGGAGGAAGTTTCTTCTGTGCTGCGGTCATGTCGTCTTTTTTCGCTACTGCCTTTTTTGGCGTTGACATTTTTTTTGATGCTTTTTTCATTGCCATATCGTTTACCTATTTCTTTCTTTTGTTGATTTTTGCTAGCGTTTTTGCTAGATTTGCTTGTTTTACAGTTAGCTTACTATATCGCGTTGGATTTTTTGTTACTGCTGCTGCCATAGCTGGAACTGATTTACCAGCCTTTTTTGCTTTCTTAGTAAACGCTCCAGGTCTTTTAATCGCCCCTGCTATCCAATTCTTTTTTGCTGCCATTACTTCTTTTTCCTTGCAGCTCTCATATTATCAATTAGATTTGGATATGGTCGTCCTGCAGCTTTTGCCATTGCTTTTGCTGAAGCTTTTGCTTTAGTGGTTAATTTTTTAGGTTTAGCTTTTGGATTCGGTTTATCCCAAACTTTTTTCTTACTAGCCATAATTTACTTCTTTCCTTTATTTCTTTTGGAAATAGCTGCAGCTTTCTTTTTAGCATCAGCTTTTGATGAAGCCCCCCAAGCCTTAAGTGACAATAAAAGTCTTGTTGGTTCACCGTTTGGTTTACGTTCTGGACCAGGCATTCCACCCATGCGCGCAAGGAATGAGGCACGTCTTGGGTTGTCACCTGATTTTACTGGTGCCTTTAAGTTCATGCCTTGCTTCTTTGCTGAGGCACGTCCTTTTGCGTTAAGTCCACCTTTAGGGTTTTTCCCCGCTTTTGTTTGCCATGCTGGTGATTTAGCCATGTTTATTGTATACCCATTTGCGCAATTGATTCAAGTGTGTGGTTTACACCAGGATTGTCGTGAATGTATTTTATTTGTGTAGGGGTTAGTTCCCATGTTCCACACACTGAACCTGGACCATCACCACCAAAGCCATAAAATCTCACGTAGTTATCACCACAGTCCGAACAGTTGTAAACAATTCCGTCGCCATTTTTTTAGCCATTACTTTTTCCTCTTTGCTTTGCTCTTAGTCTTGGAAGATTTTGCTGGCTTTGCTTCAATCCCGTATGCAGAATTGTTTTGCCCCATTCTAGGACCAGCTATATAAATTTTCTTTTTCATAACCATTGCTTTACTCCTTTACTTCTGCAATCATTATTCTTTAGTTTTAGCTTTAGCCTTTACTTCTTTTGATTCAACATCTTCTTTTACTTCTAAAGTATCGATCTTAAGTTCTGTAATTTTTTCTTCTACTGCTACTTTTTTTTCTTCTACTACTGCAGTAGGTTGTTTTTCATCTTCGTCTGAAGAAAGAAAATCTTCTATAAGATCCATTTTTGCTTTTAGCTCTTCCATAGCTGGAATCAATTGCTCTAGTATGCTTAAGACATGGACATTAGCCAAACGGTACTGGCTATTTAAAACAGAATTTTCTAATTCCTCTAACAGATTCTCATCTACTATCATATATCTCCTATAGTGTAATCGGGTTATTTTCCTCGACTACAGTATAGTCGTTATCGAGCAACTTTTCAATTGCTGGAAGCCAACTTAAATCATCAGCTGATCTTTTAATATTAGAAGATTTGTTTCTTCCAAACTGATTAGATGGACGAGCTTTATTCCCAGCATCTTTTGATCTAGACGGTAGATTCACCTGACCCTTAGGCGCTGGTGTTTGTCCGTCTCCAGTTTTACTAGTAGAAGTTGCTCCAGCTTTTGGTGCTACCGCAGCTGCATTTGCAGCTATGTCCATTTGCATTTTTGCCTGCAGAGCCATATACAATTGCCCTTCATCTAGCTCAGAACTTAGGCCAAGAACTAATCTTGCTTCGTCTATTGTAATTAAATTATTAATATACTTTTGGATTAAATGATTTTCTTTCTTAACCTGAGTATCAACATCTATCTCTTTAAATCGCAAAAAGCATCTATCTGATATAGTGTCTTCTATTGGGTTTGCAATTGGATCAAAGCCACCTTCAAAAAGAAGTTCGTTAAAGATATGCAATCTTACTAGATCAGAGAACTGCTTTTGCAATTGCTTAACCTTGTCATACAAAGCAGCGTCGAGTCTTTCAGTAACTGATCTGTTACCACCATTCATGCTCATGCCAAGATGGTGAGGAGCAACACCTAGACCTACTGCAACTCTTTCCTTAAAGTGATTCAAGTACTCAGATGCATCGAGTGCAGTGTTGTTGGCTCCAATAACGTCTACAGCGTGTCTGAACGGCAGTATAAGCCCACCTTCAGCTCTTATGTTTTCTATCTCAGCTGCAGCTTTTGTTATTTCTTCTGGCTCTGCTGGTTGCTCTGCTGTACCTATTGTGTATTTGTACAATGGGAATAATTCTCTATGGACTAAGTTTTGTATATCTTCTTCCATCTGTCTTAAAGCAATGATGTCATCAAGAACAGTCGACAAAGCTGGAGTACCAAAGGCTCTTCCTGGCTTTTTGTCAAAATACATATGTATCACACGATCAGCAGACCATACTGGGTCTTTGTCGTTTGGTGAATAGGTTAATGGGTCAGTTGCTTGCTGGTAGGCTTTAGCTCTGTTTTGCTTGTCTCTTAGAATATATACTTGCTCAGTAGGAATTAGATAGAACCCAGCAATTGGGTCGCTACCATTAACTGGTGTTAAGGTATCGGGGAAATAAGAACTTAAATCAGCTCTAGCTTTAACAACAAAGACGTTTGAATACTTTATTAGCTGGTCAGACAGTTCGGTTAAAAATTCCGAAAACGGTCTTTTCATTGTCATCTCAAAGAAGTCTATTCTTCTATAAAGATAAGAAACCGCTTCTTCGTTCTCGCCAATTATTTCCCAGCCTTCTTTCCAGAAAAGCTCACGGTGTTTAGATACCGCTTGGCGGGCATAGCCGTCTGTGTCACAAGCTTGGGTAATCCTATTAAAGTCGTATGGAGACGGCTCGAAAGCAGCTCTTGTGTCATAATAATAAGAAGAGCCTCGGAAGCCCAAAGCTAACGCAGCTATTTTTATGCTCTTACTTAAGCCTTTTAGTTCTTCTGGTTTTAAGGCTTTTTCAACTACTGAAGAGCCATTATTATCAGAGAAAAAAGGCAGATATGATCTAACGGCCATAGGATATACCCTGCTTTAAACTAGGTTTAATTATAATAGTAATTGAAGTTACTAATTTTACTTACTTGTTTCAGACAATCCAGACATTTCGAAAGATTTCTTGATAATAAGGCTCTTAACTGCTTCAAGCCAAAAGATTGTTTCAGTTTCAGAAAAATCACTCTTATACGAAAGATTTTGCTGTGAAATCTTAATAACTACAGTTGCCTCTTGCTGGACATCTTCTACTTCTACATTGGTATCTTCACTCATTTAAAGTCATCCTTTTGTTTTGTGTTTTGTGTTGTTTCTTGTATTGGACTAATTAAGTTAAGCTCAGCTGTGAGCTGCTTAATTGTAGCGTCCTTTATAATGCCTTCAAGAAGAAGGGCATTTGCTTTATCTTGGAAAGCTTGCACGATGTGATTTACATCTAAATTATTTTCCATGAATTTTATTATATCATCTTAGATTCTAAATTAGCAACTTTTGCGGATAATTCCTGTATAGCTTTAACTAATAATGGCGTTATTCTAGAGTAATCAATTTGCCATGGCTGTGTCTTTGGGTCATCTCCACCAACTGTAATCATTTGAGGGAAAACTTCATATAACTCTTGTGCAATAAAGCCGTAATCAATAGTTTTTTTATCAGGGGCTAGCTTTTCCCACGTAATAGGATCTGTTTCTTCGTTCCAGTAATAACTTCTAGGTGTTATTTGAAGTATTTTTTCTAAAGCGTTCATTGGTTTATCTACAATAGTCTTTAGTCTGATATCTGAATTGGTATTATATACTACGTCAGTAAAATTATTAGCAAACTGTATTGTGCCAACAACAGTTTCATTGTCACTATTTCTGAAACCAACAAGACTTATACCCCTTCCGCCACCACCGGAAGAACTCCACCAACCACTTCTTACAACTCTCAAAGTGCCTTGGCTTTGAATTGTTGCATTAAATTCTCCCTGACCAGCATCCAAGTTTCCTGCAGTGTCTAGCGCAAAGTTTCCAATAGTTACAGCACCGTTGTTATATAAAACTGTCGAACCAGCAGATAAGTAAGTCGGGGCAATAGACCAGCCCCCAATACTTCCGCCAGCTGCAGAAATGTTACCGCTAAATGTCCCAGTAGCTGCAGAAAGGTCACCACTAAATGTCCCACCAGCTGCAGAAAGATCACCACTAAATGTGCCACCAGCTGCAGAGAGGTCACCGCTAAATGTACCACCAGCTGCAGACAGGTCACCGCTAAATGTCCCACCAGCTGCAGAAAGATCACCACTAAATGTGCCACCAGCTGCAGAAAGGTTGCCGCTAAAAGTTCCAGTAGCTGCAGAAAGGGCACCGCTAAATGTCCCAGTGGCTGCAGAAAGGGCACCGCTAAATGTACCTCCAGCTGCAGAAAGATTGCCAGTAAAAGTTAAAGTAGCATTACCGTCGTAATATAAATACTTATCTGCACTTCCTACTTTAAATTCACTGTTAGCTGCGGTATCGCCAGCATTCCTTCTCCATCTATTGTCCGCGTTAATAAAAACTGATTCAGCTTTTAAGCCACCTCTAATAGAGGCTGAGCCAAACTCTGCTGTTCCATCACCCTTAATTGCCCAACCACCGGATCCAGCAGCGTAGTTTGCGGATTTTATGATTGAGTTTGCTCCATCCAAAGCAATGATCGATGATGTTATTGTGCCTGCTTTTATCTTTGTAGCAGTTAGCTCTGTTATTTCTGCGGAGTCAATTAGTGTTGCAACTGAACCAATTAGCGAAGTCCAAGGACCCTTGTTACCAGAGTTGTCAAAGGACCTTACTCTACCATAATAGATTGGGGGTGTAGTAGCAGTTAATGAAACAGTCACACCTGCTAAGACTACCGTAAATACGCTAGTATAGCTAGATCCGCTCTTGCAGAAGTGTTGTAAGACTGTTGGTAGAATATATTTGATAATCATAACCAGATAAGTCTCTATCGGTAGGCGCATCAAACTTAAACATAACAGATTTAGAATTGCTATATAAAAAGAAATTTGCTACAGATGGAGAATCAGGAATAGTTGTATCTCCCGGTGTTTCAAATACAAAACTTTTTTCAGCTATTATGGTTGATATATCTTTATCGTTTACTGAAACTTTTGCTAAATACGTTGTATTTGGCTTTAGGTCTTGTATGGTCTGTCTAAATTGAGTCATAATTGTCCTTAAGATTTAAATGAAAGTATGCTAGAGTATTCTTTGGGATCCAACGTAGCTGCTGGTCCTTCTAGATATTTAAAGTTTATAAACTCGACAACAGTATCTGCTTGGTTTATATTATTTTGTTCTATTACTTCTATAACAAAATAATATTCTTCGCTATATTCTAGTGTATCTATTTGGTAGACTAGTTTTGAAACACTTTCATTAGCAGCTAAGTCTATAATTACATTACTTACAACTTCTTTTTCTTCAATAGTACTTGAAGTATCATTGGCGTAATCATTTGTTGTTATAGCTTTTTTGATAATTTTAAGTTTAAATTTTCCACCATTTTTTAAAGTTTGCGCAGTTAACTGCAGTATCGGACCCTTAAAAGATCCCGTTACTTTTGAACCAGGATTATTAGATTTATACTGAAGCCAATCAGTTGTTTGGTTATAGTAAGAAAATACCGGAGACCCATCAGAAGAATTATTTTTAGCATCGACTGTAGTTAGATAACTCGTTATCGTTGATATATTTAAGTTAAAATCTGCTGTCAATAAATTTGCCGGCGTATTAGTGAATGCCGTAATATTTGCTTGGCTAATTTGCTTGTACTTTATTACCCCTGAGTGAGTCACTGGCTCTACATATTTAATATAAGAATTTCCGTAATATATATGATATTTTTCATTTATTGCGGTTCCTTGCCTGTGAGTATCGCCACTTAAAAAATACAAAGTAGAGTTAATTATATTAGATTTTACAACTTTAAATATATCACTGTTAGGGTCACTTTGATAGACTACAGTGTATTGTTTGTTGTCTGTTGCTTTTACTCCGTCTTTGCCTGTTTTAGTATAAAAAGAATCATCATTTATTTTGACTACCAATAAATTATTTGGCTGTATATCATAATACGGAGCACTAATCTTAATTTCATTTCTCATTGGAGGATATATATATCTTGCGCTTACGTCATCAAATGACCCGTCTCTTGATAGATATTTAAACCATGACATAATTAATCCTCCAATTCCACATACTCGACAAGTATATCAAATCTTTCATTATCTATTTGTGTTGTTGATTCAAGATCTAATCTTGCACTTATTATAACATCAACAACTGGAACACCGCCAGTTAAAATTGATGGGTTGTATGCTTCTACGGATATTGCAACTGGGTTATCTGGATCTGTAAAGTTTTCTAAGAATTGCCTATCTATTCTGTCTTGTGAATAGTTTATAGAGCTAGCCCTTATTACAGAAGACCCATCTCCAGCTGAGTGACTATGGTTAGCTAAATCTAACCCGCCTATTGTTGATCCTTCTGAGATAGTTATATCACCAGTAATAACTCCCCCGGATCTTAATAAGTACTGAGGATGATTATCTTCCAATAGGTCAGTAAAGTATTTGTGGCTTGAGTTTAATGTTTCATGTTTTTCATTGTTAACTGAAGATTGCTCAAAATACACAGCATATTCGTCATAGGGAATATCAATAAAATATCTTTCCGACTTAGTGCCAGAGACAAACTTTAATTGTCTTGTATAAGAAATGTATCTTCTTTTCTCTCTGATCATAGCTAAAATTCCAGATATCTTTTTATCTGCGTTGATTCTTTTGTCTCTTAAGTCAGCCAACAAAGATGCTAAGTTGCCATTAATGGAAGAAGCTGCTATAACAACTTCTTTGGCTAAGTTAGGAGACTTTGTTCGCATGCTGCTCGATAATAAAGAAAGCTCTAAAGGATACGCAACTAAGCTTCTTGACTTAATAGCTGGAGATAGAAAATTATCGTAATACATGTCGCATGTATCTACCATTTCTCTTTTTGCCAAACCTAAAAGTTTTTTTGTTTCTGATTGATAAGAGTTTATTCTGATCGAAAAAAATGCTTCAAATTGGGCTGCTTGGATTTCAGTGACATTATCCACCTCGGATTGGGGGAGTTCAGGTGGGCCTGAGAAGATTTCACGGGCAAAGAGTTTCGTATATTCTTTACACGTTTTTGCCCATTGGTAGAATTCTTTTGCAACCTTTTTCTCTGTATCATCGTCGTATTCATCCCCTATCGTGTACAGCATGACGTTGTTCATGCGTAGCATTTCGTAATGCATATACGATACAAATGTTTTAATGTCATAGTAAAAACTTAATGCAGTTTTACCGACATAAGCGTCGTACTCCATCACTAGTGCTCTACAGCCTCTACACTGATGTTCTACAGCGTAAAGGTATTCTTGATAACTTATATAATTAGGTGCTGCTTTTTGAGATATTGTTATAACATCGGAAACTTCTGTTTTTGCAACGTTTACTACCTCTGACCAGACTTGGTTATGCGCTTCTTCTAAGTCTGGAGATAAAGAACTATCTAAATAGGTAATATCTAATAATGCTTCTATTTCTCCAATAACTTTACTCATTACCATTATTGCATCTGCTATTTCAGATAAAACATCACCTCTAGGGATTACTTCTGTTATAGAACCTAGATAGTGATTCATTGTTCTTATGTCTGGTTGTCTTTGTATGGCCATATCCATTAGTTCGCTAGAGGTCAACCCGCTTGTTTCAAAAGCCGGGTTGGTGGTAAACAGGTCTGGTGATTGTGGGACATTTGGCATATTTACTGACATGATTTCTCCTAAAACATATTTCTTTTTATTTTAGCGGTTGTTTTTTTCCTAGATCCCGCTTTGGGTGTACCAACATTAATCTTATCTGCTCTTCCAACTTTTTGTTGATTATCTAAAGTGTTAGTCGAAGAAACTAACTGTTCCTCCGGCATAAAAAATGTATTAGATATACTCTCTGTATTCATAGCATACTTAGCTTTACTAAACTCTCCATAGTTTTGGGTAATTGCTAATAGTGCTAGGATTAGAGCATCGTGCGCGTGATCGACTGCAGAACCGCCAGCTTCAAAAACTGGTCTTCCAGTTTGGGTAGTTCTGACAACAACGTATGATATTAATTGCATAAACATGTCATCATCAGATGATGGGATACAAAGCTGTTCTCTTTCTAGGAATTGTCTCAAGTTATCAACCATGAAAGGCTTTAGTTCTTTTTTAACCATTAGCTTAGTGTAAGGGTCTCTTATGTCTATTGTCTCTGCAAAGCTGACGCCTTTTACTTTTTCTTTTAATCCAGTATTTGGATTTTCTACACCATGCTTACGTAAGAGCTCGACTTGAACTTCACCATAGCCTCTGTCAACATATATGTGCTTTGGATTTAACATAGTATTGAGCTCTATTATTCTAGCTACAGCTTTAGTTAATGTGTACTCAGATTTTTCTATTTCTTCTCTAAAACAAAGTTTTATCTTACCTCTAAATTGAGCTTCTTCATAATTTTCAGAACAGACCTCTAATACTACTATGTTTGTGCCTGCTCCATATTTATCCCAGTCAACTCCAATAACATGAAAGCTTCGGGCTGAAGTTATAACTGGGACATAAGACCAACCTGGATCCATAAAAGCTAAATCAACGTACCTTCTTGGATACACACCTTCTGAGTCTTCTCCCCAGTCTGCTTCAATTTCATGGCGATATCCCATTTCGGAATATTGTTCTCTAAATTCATCTTCTTGCTCTTTACTAAAGAATGGGTTTGCGTATGATGGAAACCAAAATTCTTTAAACCTAGGATTTCTGCACCATTCCCAAAACTTTTCTCTACGACCAGTTGGGGTAGAAGCTGCTATTAAAACTTTGTCTGGTTGATCTTCAGCGGTTTTCTGAAGCATTGCGTATAGCGCGTCAAGGTCATCATTATGCATGTAGTCCATTTCATCCAACACAATAACGTGAGCTTCCTGACCACGAGCAACGTCTGACTTGCCTCCAGATCTCATTCCGGAAGTAAAGAATCTAATTGTTGATCCATTAGAAAACTGAATCATAAACTGAGGGCTAGTTACTTTTCTTGTTATAGAATCAAGGACTATATTATTTTTTGTAGCTAGTCTAACCATTTCTTGGTAAATCAATTCCACGTGCGATTTCATTGGTGCAATAACAAGACATCTTCCGTCTCTATGCGTGTAGCTGTAATGCAAAAGATAAACTGCCATAGTAAAAGTTTTACCTAAACGACGACCAGCTCTTAACACTTTTCTTAACGCTGGGTCTCTTAAAATTAAAGTCTGGTAAACTCTAGTTTCAACACCTAAGAAATGCTTAGCCCAAAGGCAAGGATCCTTTGCGTAATGTAATTGCCTTTGCTGTTCAGAAGATAGGCCGGCATTTAATAAATTATTATCAACTTCAAATGGCTCATCTACTAATAATGATAATTCTCTATTAGTTAATGGTCTAGATTCGATAGGTGATCCATCAGACCAGTTAACATGTGTTAATTTATTGGCAAATACCCATTCAATTCTATTGACTTGTTTTATTATTTCTGGGTCTTGGGCTTTTAGGATCTCAAGAAGATCTTCTCTAGGAAGTGCTTCTAATCTTTGTCTAAAATTTTTAGTCTTATCTTTTAAGCTAGTCATGATAATTATCCAAAATGGGAAGCCATCATTCCGGCTTCAGATCCCAAAGCACTTCTTGCGTTTAGCCTAGAGTTTTGTATTGCAGAAACTCCTCTTGCTCTTGAAGTTGCAGCAACCTCGTTGTCAACATAGCCCATGCCAAAAGCAGGCTTATTAATACTTCCCTGCATAGATTTCATGGCATCCCTTGCAAATCTGGCTCCTCCGCCTATAACTGCGGTTGCAGCCATCTTACTTATGTCGTATACTGCTGCTGCAGTTAATATTGGGTTAGCAAAGTTTAATGCAGCTATGCCGACTCTAGTACCTACTAGTTTAGCACCTTCTTTGCCTCCATACCTAGCTATCTGGGCAGCACCTTTTACCCCATAAGTTTTAAGGAAACCCTGCTCTAACATTTCTTGCCCAGCCATCACGCCAGCTTTTTTGCCTATGAGTGCTTCAGTTAAGTCAGCTGTAAGAAATTTCTTAGCTCCAGTTCCTGTTGCCATATTTGTATTTGCTGCTACCGAACCAGCTGCTGAAGCAGATCCTGGAGCACCAGGTATAACACTAAGTATATCATCAGCTATAGTTTTGAAAGCTTGCGTAGGACCACCAGCTTTAACTGCTGCTTTCTTGCTTGCATTAAAGGAGTCTAGCGTTAATGTTTTTCCTGCGTTCTTTCCTGTTGTGGCAGCGACTGATCTTTGCATGTCGAGCAGCTCTTGTGCTGTTGTATGTATTGCTGTTCTGCTAGATCTAATATTAGCTACTTTTGCAGCCTGACTTCCACCTGATCTACGAACTTGTACGCCGGCTGCGTCCATCTTACTCATCAATGTAGCAGCGTCGTTTACCGCTGACCTTGCTCCAGCTAAAGCCTGTCCAGATAAGTTACCTGCTTCAGCAAAGCCTTGAGCTCCACGAGCATAACCTAACATTCTCTTTGTGAGCTCTCCTCTCGCTGATGATGCCAAAGCGTTTCCAGTAGAACCTACGCCATCTTTAAAGAATTTAGAACCTACATCTTGACTTATGAACCTTGATGATCCATCATCTAGAACTGCACTGTAGCCACCACCACTACCCCTAATTATCTTTGCATTTGATGAAGCGGTTACCCCAGGTGCTGGTGGACCTACTCCTCCTGGAGGAGCAACTGGCGTTCCCATTCTACTTCTAAAGTATGGCTGTTGTGTTTTAAACCTATTTTCAAATCTTCCAGTTGTTGGATTTCTAAATCGTGTTGTTCCAGTTCTTGGATTAATTTTTTTAGTGGGGCTTGCTTGCTGGAATGGTGTGGTTCTTCCGCTAACTTGGGCTATTTGTAAATCTTTGACAGTTGTTGTTGTCATATTAAACGGATCAAAACCTGGAGTAGTTGACCTTGCTATGTCCGATATGGATTGTCTAGCTTTACCTAATCTTTTTGTAAGCCTTGTAGTGTCTTTACCTGAAGCTGTTCTTTTCGCTATTTTTTTTTCAATGGCGTCAGTTTGGGTAGCAGCCCTAAGCATACCAAATGCTCCGCCACCCATCATTCTAGTGTTATCACCAGGTGTGCCGCCAACTAAATTTTTATATTTTTCTCCACTAAATAATTTTTCACCAATATCATTTAAACCAGTAAAAGGACTATAAGCATTTTTTGCACCAGTTAATGTAGTTACAGAATGAAACCTAGTCAAAGCCCTTGGGTCTAAGTGGTTCTTCATAAAAGGTCTTATTCTTGGTGCCCCCGCAGATAATTTCCCAGTAGTATCCGCCAAAGCATCAGTCATCTTTGCCATTTTGGCGTTTCTGCGTCCTATTGTACCAACGTATGAACCCCTACCAAATCTTCCACCAAAAAACTTTCCGCTTGTAGCCTCTAATCCAGTTGCATGCCTTGTAGCACCAGACCCAACCATTCTATTGAGTTGATCGTTCCTTCTAAAGAACATCCCAGTTTCCCTATTGGTATCTAGGAAACCACCCTTCATTATGGTGTTAGCGGCTCTTCTAGAGTTAAAACCAAACATCGACATAAGCCCTGGTTGGCTACTGGAAACGTCGTTAATATAACTACTTTGTGATCTTGTGCTCATGCCAGTTACCTGGCCAGGGATACCAGAAGAACTATAATCACCAGGATATGGTAATTCTTGTCCAGTCGTTGGGTCGATAGGCATTAGTAACCCCTTCTAGAGTTCTGCATTCCTAAAACAATGTTTCCGCTAGCTCCAAGTCTTTCTTCTTGATTTTTGCTAGATCTTCTATTTACATATGGACTTGTAGACATTTTAGAAACTAGCTTTTTTGCTGCGTATGCAGAGCCAATTAATGCTGCTCCACCAATACCTGCTACTGTTCCAGAACCTATCATTCCTCTTTTAAAAAGTTTTTTTGCAGCGAGGTTTTCACCTTTACCTATTAATTCGCTTGCCCCATATGCTAATGCTGTTCCAGCAAGACCAATTGTTCCTGCTCCAGCTAACATTCCTCCGCCAACTGCTACTGGACCTGCTGCTGCTGCACCTGCTGCTTGGCCAAGTGGACCTGCAGCTTTACCTATTGCGCCTACTGGTCCACCAACTATTTGAGATCCAATATATCCAGGCCCTATGTCTCCACCAGTAAATGCTCTGTCTGCCTCTGGGTTATTAAACGCAACGTCAAAAGCCCCATCAACTAATCCTTTTGATCCACTAACAACACCAGCAATTGCTGCTCCACCAACAAGAATGCCCATGCCAGCTTTTCTAGCACCGCTGCTTTTTGCGGTTGCAGATGCGGCTCTACCAGAAAGTTTAGTTGCTCCTTTAATGGCTTTGCCTATGTTTAATGGCATTTTATTTTCCTTTAATTATATAAATGATCATATTTATTTGGTCCCATTTTTGTGTGACCTATTTTTGATCTATCTAAATTTCCAACAACTCCAGCTGTAGCTAATGGATCATTTATCTGACTATAAGCCTGAACTGGGACTGGATCATAAATATCTGTTCTTGGTGCTCTTCCAGGCATAGTCTCTTGCTGATCCATAACTTCGTCGTATGGGTTTGTTTCATTTTTTGACTTGTTGTACATATAGTAACCAGCTCCAACAATAGCTGCAGCTGCTAAACCAATTCCTACTGGTTTTTTATAGTTTGCGTACATTTGTCTAACATTTCTAGATCTGTCAGCATAGTTGATCCCTACCTTTAAAGAGCTAAGTTCACTAGTTATTCCTGATCTTAAAGTTTTTGATTCGTCTATAGTATCAGATAATTGATTTGCTATACCTATGGCTTGTTTATCTTGAGCAGATGATCTAGCTGCCATTTCAGCTGGGGTTAACCCCAGAGCTAATCCTGTATTTTCTGCATTTTCAAATGGGGATAAAACTGCCGCAGTTTCATCCATGTCTATAAGTCTAGAAGTTCTTCCAGCGGTTAACATATCGTTTCCGCTTCCGCTCTGCAACTGC